TTTATACTTCAAAATCGAATTGAAACAATGTACAATTTTTTCAAGTCATTTGAAAGCGAAAATGATTTTTATGTTTATGCTCATTTCAATCCAATAACTAACGAATGTTTTTATGTTGGAAAAGGAAGTGGAAAAAGAGCGTGGCAAAAACAAGAAAAAAGCAGAAACCCAAATTGGTTTAATTACATCAAAATTATTCCAACTTATGAAGTCCGATTAATTGTTACAGGTTTGAATGAAGAAGAAGCCTTTGAAATTGAAAATACATTAATCAAATCAAGAAAACCAATTTGTAATGATTACAATAAATGAATGAACCGCGTGAAATAATTTACCACGACAAACAAAAGCAAGCGTTAGAATTGCTTTCCATTGACAACCCCATTTCGCAAGTTCTTTATGGCGGTGGTGTATTCAGCGGAAAGTCTTTTCTCGGTTGCGATTGGCAGATAAAAAGACGGTTGAAGTATCCCGGTACGAAGGGTTTAATCGGTCGTGCTGAATTGAAGAAGTTGCGCTTGTCTACAATGCAAACCTTCTTCGAACTTTGCACCTTTCACGGATTGAAACCAAACGTACATTACACCTATAACGGACAAGACCACGTTATTAAGTGGTACAACGGAAGCCAAACGATACTTATGGACTTGGCAGATATGCCCTCAGATCCAGATTTTCAAAGATTTGGGTCGATTGAAATCACAGACTACTTCGTAGATGAGGTAGCCGAAGTTTCGAAGCGTTGTATTGATATTCTACAATCGCGTGTACGTTACAAATTGATTAACGATAGAGCGAAGGGATTGATGACCTGCAACCCTGCGAAAGGTTGGTTGTACAATGACTTTTATTTTGCTAATCTAAAAGGTAATTTAAGAAGCGACCGCGCTTTTGTACAAGCACTACCAACGGACAATCCGTATATCTCGCAAACATATTTAGAGAACTTACAGAAACTTCCAGAGTACGACCGCAAACGTCTGCTCGAAGGGAACTGGGAGTTTGACGACGACAGCGACAAGTTGTTCTCAACGGATAACCTATTGCGTATGTTCCGAAATGAACTAATCGAAGGAAAGAAATATATCACAGCCGACATAGCGCGTTTTGGAAAGGACAGGACAATCATTTGCGTTTGGCACGGTCTAACTATCATTGATATAATTGAACTCAATAGAGCGTCGTTAGATGAGGTCGTAAACAAGATTCGCCTCGTAACAAAAGAACACTCAATTTTGTTACAGGATGTCGTTGCGGATGAGGACGGAATTGGTGCTGGAGTAGTTGATTTTCTTAAGTGTCGAGGGTTCGTCAATGGATCTAAACCCAAACAACCACAATACCAAAATCTCAAAAGCGAATGTTACTACAAATTGGCTCAATATGTAGAAGAAAATCGGCTCACTATTCTTGTGAATGGACGCAAAGAACAAATCGTGAAGGAACTGGAGATGATTAAACGACACCGCGCAGATGTTGAAGGAAAACTTATGGTAACACCGAAGGATGTAATCAAGAACCGCGAAGGTATTTCACCCGACGTTGCCGACGCAATAATGATGCGTATGTATTTCGAGTTAAACCCAAGTTACGGACAGTATGTTGTAGGATAAAATAATTTAGCATACATTTACACAATGAAACAAACACCACTATACGAGTCACTAAAAATGACTTACGAACGCGAACGCGAAATCGTTAATTCAATCGTGACGTACTTCCAACAAGGAAAAATCTTAGGCGATATATTGCTTGAACTTTCACAGCGAAAAGACATGAACGCAAAAGAGAAAATCTACTTAGCGTTAATGATTGGCTCAATGATGACTAAAACAAAAGAAGAGTATGCCGAGCAGCAAAACTAAGAAAGGTATCTGCGTGTACCTTCACAAAGACCTGTGGAACGAGATTGACGAAAAGAGAGGTGAGAATAGTCGCAACACTTTCTTGAGCGAAGCAATTCAGTTCTCAATGAAGTTTTACGTTCCAGAATCTAAAGTAAAATTGACAGAACAAGCGTCGACAAAATAGCAACGGTTGACGTTACGACTAAAGCGTGGTTTCTGCGCTTTTTTTGTTTGTCTAACTTTTTATTTTTGTCGTTCAAAGTGTTAATTTCTTCCTGTAACACATTCGTCTTTTGTTCAAAAGCAACAACGACTTCTTGCAAGTTGTTTATTTTTTTCCCTTCGATGTTCAATTGTTCCTTTAAATTGTCAATTACAAGAGAATCGGAAGCAATAACGCTATCACAAGAGTTCACCAAATGGATGACATCCACGCGATTAATAGTATCTCGAATAATAATAGTATTACGAGTTCTTTGATAGGTGGTTTTGTGTTTAGATTGAGCGTTTTCATAGTAGGCTAATTGTTCTTTTAGTTCAATTGTTTCTTCGAGCAGCATCTGGTATTCACCTGCGTTGTAATTAATGATGCTATCTTGTTTCTGCACTTTGGAATATGTGTCTTTTGCATCTTTCTTTCCCCACCAATTCCAACACAAGACCAACCAAAGAATCGATGTTCCAATAAACAACAAGATTGCTGCGAATATATTTCTGTTCATAGTATTTGTCCTTCGTGTATGCGGTGATTCTTTACGCTATAACTTCCATTGATACCTTTCTCAACAATTGCGAAGCCGTGATTGTACTTCGAATAAGGGTTGTAATCAGGAGATAATTCAGATAAGCAACCTACACCCCAACAAGTGATGAACTTACCGTTAGCATCGCGCTCGTTGTGTTCTGCTGTCTGGTGATGATGTCCGCAAAGCGCGGACACCTTAGTCTTCATAAACAATCCACGCGCAACATTGACAGAAGGAAGGAATTGCTTTCCAAATTCGTGTCCGTGAAAGATAGACAACTTACCGATATTCAGTTTGCTCTTTCCGTCAATCCATTTTACATCGTGTTTATCGCAATGTGTCAATGAAGGAAAGTCAAAAGCGTCAATGTCGAACAACTCAGGTGCTTTAATTCGCATGTATCTCCAGTAGCGTTCTTCGTGGTTTCCTTCTTTGTAGTAAATGTTAGCCGTTGGAAAGGTATGTCTTAAAGACGCAAGGAATTGACGGATTGAATATAATTCGTCTTTGAATTTGCGTTTGCGTGGATCTTTGACGAAGTCACTAATCATGTGACAGTCTAACGCATCACCGTTTAAAATGATTGAATCACAACCTTGCTTTAATCCTTCGTTGATAGCGCACTCAATTGCTTCGTTGTCTTGATATGGAAAGTGCAAATCGCAAAGTATTAAGAACTTCGTTCCTTTTACTTCAACGTGTCTACGCTTTTTTGCATACGACTTTGGAAGTGCAAATGGGTTGAGTGGTCGCGGCTTATTATCCATTAGTGATTTATCATTTAACGATTTTTTTTGTCTTAATCCTATTTTACCACGAATCATTCGAACAGTCGTTCTTGCATGGTCAATTGAATTGTATACTTCTGGATATTCAGCAAATAGCTTCTTTGCTAAAGTCAATGATGGTGTTTCTTTGAATTTAGAACATACTTCTTCAGCTAATGTCCTCGCTACTGTTTTCACTTGTCCTGCCATTGTCCTTTTGTTTAGTGAATCTTTCAATTACCGTTCCTGTGAACAAACCACCGGTCAACAATGCGAGTGTGTCAAACATCGCAAGGGGACAAACATAATGTGTGAAGGTAGCAACATAACTGAAAACGATTAAATTGATTACGACAAATATAGCAATAACTCTCTTTGAACTAACTTTTGAACACGATGTTAACAAAGATTTCAACCAATCCTTCATAATACTTTTAAAATGAGCTGAACAATTAAGCCACCAACGACACCTGCTGCGGTTGCAATACCACCTAAACGAGCGACCTGCAAGCGTTGGTTCTGAATATACTTGTCGTGCTTCTGAACTTTGCTTACAAGACCTTCAATCTTCATCTGGTCGTCACCGATTAACACGTTGTATATGCGGTCAATCTTCTTGTCCATTCCTTGAAGTTGTTCGTGTATCAAAGCTATTTCGGTTTCAGTGTTCATTTGAAGTATAGTTGTATCTCAGCTTCACGACGACGAACCAAGCCTTTCAACACAACACCACCGCCCTTGTTCCACAACCGAAATGAATCAGCTATTGTAGCGTCGTTAGGATTGATGTTTAGCTTTTTGAATACTGAAGACTTTTTGAAGTTGCCTGTTCCGATGTTGTAAGCCAAAGAAACACACGCGCTGAATTGATTTTCAGTTAGTGGTTGTTTGATAAATGGAGTGATTGAAACAGCGAACTGGTCAATGATAAACTTCGCTAATTCCTCAGCGCGTTGCTGCGTTATTACGTCACCTTCTTTGACCTTATCTCCGTTCTCATAAAAAGTATTGCCGTAGCCAATCGTTAACACATTTGCAGGACAACGGTATGCTTTTAATTTGCAACCTTCAAACTTCTTTATAAGTGCGTAACCTTCAGCGTTAACTTGCATTGACTAATTTCTTTATTTGTTTTTCTTTGTTTAAAAGGTAGCGACGAAATTTATCTTCGTACACCTTCTGCTTAACCATGTCTTTTTTTCTCCCTGCTTTAGCCATGTTTTGTTTTGTTCGTTATCTAAGCCACCCAAGACCTTGTCTTCTATATTCGTAAGGACTTCTATCGCGTCCAGTTGAAATCTCAAAAGCGTTTGACGGATACACATTTGTTTGCGACCATATTTGATTTGTTGTGTTCGTTGTATATTCAGGAAAGTCTGCGCTATTTTGACACAAAAAGTCAACCATTCTTTGAGTGTAAAACATAGCTTGTGAACGCGCTTGGTCGCGGTAGTTCTGCAAGTCAGTTTGACTTATTGGTTGAGTGTCTTCGCTTACACGAATTACTAAACTTCCATTGTCCGTTTTAACGTACAAATGCGGCAAGACTTCGTACATGGTCCACCACATAATCATTCTACGCAAGTAATTGTCAAGAAGGGTTGCGTATGCGCCTGTAATGTCGTCGTTCACAACATCTTCTTTTATGCGGTTGTAAAGGTCAGTACCTAAATACAGTTGCGCGTACTTGTCTTGCGATAAATAGATAGCAGGATAAAGAAGCAACGGATCAACCGAGCCGTTTATCCATGTATATTTCTTTATGTAGTTTTCGTCAATGAGTAGAACTTCGGGTTGTAGTGCCATTGTAGTTTTTATTTATATTTTAATGATGCTCTATTCGGCATATCGTTAGGACGAACCGCTTCTTCGCCTTTTGGAAATAGTTCGTTTGCAATTGCTCCCGTTACTACCTTATCGTTGTTCAATCCGTCGTTAGGAAGGAAGCGTCCACCCTCTCTTTTACGCATAAATACTTTTCTGAACCATGCGTGGCGGCAGTAGACTCCGCCTTTGTAAATCCAAATATTTAGAGTGCTTGAACCACTGGCTGCGAACTCACTATTCACTCCGTCGTCACCCATTTTGATAA